GGGGTCATGCTGATACGATGCGCACGCTTTGCGTATTGTCCAGAACATGTTGATGTTCTGTCCTTTACGCACAACTTGCGCACACCTCGCTCCATTAAGGTTTTAAGGCTTTCACGGGTTTCTTGTTCGCGTTCGCCTCGGCGAGGTTCGCCTTGAGCAATTGGTTCACAAGTTCGGATACGGAGATTCCCTGCGAGTAGCAGTGATCCTGGATGTTCTCCCAGAGGTCGGGATCAATCGTCAGGTTCGTGCGCTTGCGGGTGGACCGTGGGTTTTTTCGGTATTGAGCCATGTTAGTGTGTTTTTAGGTTTTGAGGAGTCGCTTACATCCGCGCACATAATGACGCGGGCTTACACCGCTGAACATCTTTACGAATGCGCAAAAATCTGCGCACACAATGACGCAGACTGTGCGCATATTGTCAAGATTACCTTTTCGCGCCAAAAACGACTTGCGCGCACACATGGTGCGCATACGGTGTGGAGGAGCGCAGTGCGCACACCATACATATGAAATCCGAATCCGAGTCCGAACCCTCCGTCCGCGCACCCCGCGCCAGACAAGCCCACAACCTCTACCTCGACAGCACCATCGCTTCGAAGAGCAAGACCCTCGCTGAAAACAGTCGGCACAAATCGCTCTCCGCACTCGTGGAGCACCTCCTCACTGAACACCTCACCAACCTCACCAACCGCAAGGTCGCCTAACAACATGAAGATCACGTCTGGAATCAAATCACGACCGCAAAAGGTCTGCATCTACGGACCCGAGGGAGTCGGCAAGACTCGCCTCGCGGCTGACCTTGCCTGTCCAATTTTCATCGATGCCGAGGGCGGCACCGATCACATCGATGTCTCACGAGTCGAAGTCCACACGATGGGCGAGATTCGCGAGGCAGTGCAGTTCCTCAAGCGGGAGAAGCACGACTTCAAGACCGTCGTCCTCGACACCATCGATTGGGTCGAGAAGCGCCTCATCGTCGAGGTTTGCGCCAGTTACAAGGTGGACAGCATCGAGAAAATCGACGGCGGCTACGGCAAGGGCTACACCATCCTCGAAGAGCACATGATGCAGTTCCTCGGCGAGTTGGACTCCCTCCGCAAGAAGGGGATGCACATCGTCTTGCTCGCTCACTCCCAAGTGAAGAAGCACGAGGATCCCGAACTCGGCGTTTCGTTTGACCGCTACATCCTGAAGCTCGAAAAGAAGACCTCGGGACTCATCAAGGAGTGGGTGGACGCGTTGCTCTTCTACCGCTTCAAAACGGTCACTGCGGAGCGGGCGGATGGGAACACGAATCGCGGCGTTTCAAAGGGGCGGGAGATCGCCACTTCTCGCGCCGCCGCCTTCGACGCGAAGAACCGGCACAACCTCCCCGACCGCATCGCCATCATCGAGAACGATGCTCACCCGGCATCCGGTCTCAAGGCGATCTTCGACATGGACACGGTCGCCCCGGTTGCGGTCGCGCCGGTCATCACGAAGGGCAAGGCGAGCAAGGCCATTGCTGCGGAACCCGCACCCGAGGCGAACGACGATGACGACATCCCCGGTCTTCCGAAGTCCCCAACCGATGCCGACAAACTCGCCGCCCTCATCGAGGATGCCGGTGGTCAGGATGCTCTCGACAACTTCATCGCCGCCAAGGGCATCGTCTGGGATGACGTGATTCAGAAGAAGGCGCTGAAGAACCCCTCTGGGTTCATCGCGGCAGTGCGGGGGGTGGCAGCATGAGGGACACCCTCGTATTCGACATCGAGACTTGGCCCGAGACCGACGAGGTGCTCGGGAGGTTCGCCGACCCCACGCCGGAGAAGGTGGCATTCGATCCCTCCACCGTGAAGGTGGGCAACCTCAAGGACGCGGACAAGATCGCCGCGAAGATCGAGGAGTGCCGCATCGCTCACGAGGCGGAGCAGGAGGAGAAGTGCGATCCGTCGAAGGCGCTGAACAAGGTGAAGGAGAAGGCGTGCCTCAAGGGGCACCTCGGTCGCCTCTACGCGTTCGGTGCCCGCGACGATGGATTCGTCCACGAGTTCGGACAGGTTCCCGCACCGACGCCGGATCAGGAGCGCGTCCTCCTCGAACGTCTTCTCAACATCATGGGCAACCATATCTCCAATGTGGGACCGAGCGCGAAGATCGCCGGGTGGAACTCGGAGGGATTCGACATCCCTTTCATCTGCCAGCGAGCGATCCTCCTCGGCGTGAAAATCCCGTTCACCGTGCGGACCCCCATCTACTACACCGAGTGGTCGGTCGACCTGATGACCAAGTGGTCGATGGGTCGCGACTACGTCGGACTCGGCACCGTGGCGAAGGCCATGGGCATCGGCGGCAAGCAGGATCTCGGCGGAAAACTGCCATGGGAGATCTGCGTCACATCTCCCACGAGGGCGATGGAATATCTCAAGCGGGACATCGAACTCACATGGGAAGTCGGTTCTCGCATTCTCTCCTCACTTTGACCTTGCAATGCGCATTGTGTGCGTATTCTGAAATACCCCAACCAAACCAAACCAACAAACCATATGGCTAGCTACACCTCTGGAATTCCCACCACCCACACTCCGCCCGTCAAGGACGGTGACTACCGCATCGCCGTCGTGAACGCGACCGAGAGAACCTCCAAGGCCGGAAACCCGATGATCGAACTCAAGCACGAGATCCTCGGTCCCGTCGGCGGATCGGACTTCGTTGAAGGGGGTCGCCCGAAGGTCTTCGACAACCTCGTCTTCACCGCCAACGCGGCATGGAAGATCGATCAGTTCCGCGCGGCTATCGGCGAGGACGTGACCGAGGGCGAAGAGGTGGACGTTGATGCGGACGCGCTCATCGGAGCCACGCTTACCGCCCGCATCGTCCTCGGGAAGAACGACAAGGGTGCCGACCGCAATGAGATCGGTGCCTACATCATCGCCGACGAAAAGGGTCCGTTCTGATTCCCGTTCCGCACAAAACGCGCGAACGGAGAACGCGATAAACCAACCGTGACAGCCGGAGAGACGGCGCTTTTTCTATATGATCTCACTAGACACCCCGCTACCAGTCCGCCCACGACTTGCAATTTCCTTCTCTGGGGGGCGATCCTCTGCGGTGATGCTCCACGAGTGCTTGCGGAAATACGCTGACACCCACGACATCCGCATCACATTCGCCAACACGGGATGCGAGCACGAAGATACGCTTCGCTTTGTTGATGCGGTTGACCGTAACTTCTGCCGACCCAAAGGGTATGAGGTGGTTTGGATCGAGTCGGTGATTCGCGGTGAGGGGCAAGGTCCGCAAGCGAAAGTCGTCACTTACGAGACGGCATCAAGGAACGGCGAACCCTACGAGGCGGCGATTCAAAAGCACGGACTGTTTTGCAAGACGCACCCGAACTGCACCGCAAGGCTTAAAGTTGAACCGATGCTTTGGTTCTTGAAGAGTGGGAAAGATCCAGGATGGAGACCGGGCAGTTACGACACCGCAATCGGTATCCGTTACGACGAACGGATTCGCATGAGCGCGATTGCGGACAAGAAGCGGTGGGTCTATCCGCTCGTGGATGAGAAGTGGACGAAGGAGGGGGTAAACCTCTTCATGCGACAATTCGACTGGGATCTGAATCTTCCGAGTGACGCCTACGGGAATTGCACTTGGTGCTTCAAGAAGAGTCAGCGCAAACTGATGACCGTGGCGAAGGTCAATCCCGAAGTATTCGACTTTCGAGACCGCATGGAAAAGAAATACGGGCACATCTTCAAGGGGAAGGCACAGGAGCAGAATCGCACCTTCTTTCGCCTTCGTCAGTCTGCGCAAGACATTGTTAGGGCGGCATTCACCACGACATTCATCCCGTATGAGGATGACAAATTCGACCAACGCGACCTCTTTGATGAGTTCTTGGATGCCGGAACAAGTTGCTCCGAGAGTTGTGAGATTGGCACTGATGAGGCGGACCAAAACTATGAAAATGACAACTAGCAATACGCATATAGTCCGCATCTACATCTCCGGTCCCGTTCCGGTGATCGAACAAATCTGCCGACAAGATTGCATGGAGAACCCCATGTGCGTGACCGTCGATCCAACCAAATTTATTTACACGGGCGGCGAGGAGACGGGAGCGGTCATCGGCCTACTGAACTACCCGAGATTTCCAAGTAGCAAAGAGGCGATCAACGCTCGCGCAAGATCGCTCGCCATTAAACTCCTCGAAGGAACCCACCAACGAAACGCTCTCATTGTCAGTAGCGAAACAACAGAACTAGTCAGTCAATTCTAAACACCATGATCGAAATCCTTAATCAACTCGTCGGTCTCGAAATCCACCGCACTGCCGGAACGCATCAAGTCCTCGCCTCCATTCCGTCGAGGGATGCCCGGTTCGGCAAGCGCTACGGACAGGGCGAGACGGAGTCTCACGCCGTGGCTGACCTCATCCTCAACCTCGTCCGATGATCATGGAACAAAAAGACCCAACCATGAGTCCATACTACTACGTTTATCGTGTCGGTAATAAATTCCCGACGCTAAAACACCAGACCTTAACCAGTGCGGTCACCGAAGCGGAGCGCCTTTCTAACCAGCATCCCGGCGAGACGTTTGAGATCCTGCAATGCCTTGCGATTACTAGGACTGTAATGGCGAAAACCTTCTGGTTGGATGGTTTGGTAATTCCCCTGCAAAACGCAGAGATGGAAAGGGGCACGCGATGAAAGAACAAAACGAAGAACTATTACAAGTCGCTGAAACGCTGCTTGGAATCATCGATGATCGCCCTGGATTTTTGACTGTTGGGGGAGCTTATAAGGCCAAGGAAGCCCGCGAAATCATTGAACGTCATCGACCGAAACCGAAGAGGATTGAGGGCTGGATTAACCTTTACGGTCTTGATGATCTATGCATGTGTGTAATCTGGCCTACCGAGGAGGACGCTAAAGACAAAGCGAGCAGGGACGCTAGGCAGGTCCACATCCGTGAAGT